TTTGTATCAAATCAACCTGCTTTGGGAACATTATTTAAATCACAAAATGCATCTACATGGACACCTAGCCAGTGGGAAGATTTGAAGTTTACTTTAAATCGAGCAGTGTTTGAACCATCCGGTAGCGTAGAGATTTATAGTCCAATATTATCAGAGGGAAATGCTCAAATACCAAGATTACGACCAGATTCTCTTAACTTTGAATCTAAGAAAATAAGAGTTGGTTTATCATCAGCTTTTGCTGCAGGTATTCATCCAACTCTTGGTAATACAATTACTCAACAAGGATCTAATGCATCGGGTAATTTTGTGGGAAGTGCTGGTGCTGCATCAGGATCATTAAGTGTTACAAGAGCTGGTTTAGGATATACATCTGCAAACGCTTCAGTTTCCTCTCGTGGTGGTTCTGGACATACCATAGCAGGAGTTGCTTTAACAACAATAACAGGTAATGGTAGAGATGCTAAAGCATCAGTTGTTTACAATAATGGGTCAGTGGTTTCTGCTACAATTAGTGATGGTGGTGCAGGATATCAAGTTGGTGACGTATTAGGTATTACAACAAGTTTAGGTATAAATGGAAGATTAACTGTCGCATCAATTGGTAGCACAAGTGAAATAATTATTGATAATGTTCAGGGTGAATTTGCTGTAGGAACTGGAAAAACTTTAATGTACTCCAGTGTTACCGGTGTTTCGAGTGCAATCACCGGAAATGGTGGTGAGATTGGTGCTAATATTCCATCTGGTAAAATTACGATTATGTCAGATGGTCTTCATGTTACTGTTAATCATAAAAATCATGGAATGTATCATCAGAACAACCAAGTAATTATTTCTGGTGCAGAGAGTGATGTAATACCGACTAAGTTAACATCTGCATATGAAAATGATTCAACCGCTTCAATATCAATTGGTAGCACATCAGACTTTACTACTTTTGAAAATGTAAGTGTAGCGTCAACTAATCCAGGCTATATAAAAATAAGAAATGAAATCATAAAATATACTGGGTTCTCTGGAAATACTTTGACAGGTATAACTAGACAACAAGATTCAACTATTGCACAGAATTATGTGAGTGGTGATTTGGTTACAAAATATGAATTAAATGGTGTTTCATTACGTAGAATTAATACAACACATAATCTTGGTATTGTAACTGCAACAAACCCAATCACATTCGACTCTTATAAAGTTAAATTAGATATGGGTGCTAATGGTATTGGAAGAAGCACAACAACCGTTACAAACTATCCACCTAGATTATTCCCAATTGATACAAAATCAACTGGTGGATTAAATATACGTGCTACACAAAATATGCCTTTCGAGTTAATAACTCCGATTGTTTCAAATGTTACTGTATCTGGAACATCAATTGATGCATCAATAAAAACAGTCAGTGGCACAAGTTTAAATAGTGGATCAGGGCAAGGATCTGATACACCATTTGTTGTAAAACCAACAGAGAGTGTTTCTATAAATGAAACAAATTATTTGGATTCACCAAGAGTTATAGCCTCTAGAGTAAATGAAACGAATAATGTTAGCATAACAAATCTTCCCGGAGATCGTTCATTTAATATGACACTTAATCTTGAAACTACAGATCCTCGTGTATCTCCTACGATTGACACAGATTCGATAAGTGCATGTCTTACATCAAATAGAGTTGGTAAATTAGTATCTAACTTTGAAACTGACAATCGAGTTAAGAGTTTAAAAGATGATCCATCATCATTCCAATACATCTCAAAAGAAAATACACTTGAAACATCAGCAACATCTTTAAAAATTATTCTTGATGCTCACATAAACGAATACTCTGATTTAAGAGCTTTCTTTGCGGTGAGTGAAAATGAGGGATTTGAACCAATATTTGTACCATTCCCCGGATTTAATAATTTAAATGAAAAAGGTCAAGTGATATCCATCGATAAAAGTGACGGTAGACCAGATACTCGTGTACCATTATCAGATGCTAGTGGATTTCTTCCATCAGAAATCAGGTATAAGGAATACACATTTAGTATAAATGATTTACCAGCATTTAAGTCATTTAGAATTAAATTAGTGGGAACATCAACCAACCAAGCCTATGTTCCAAGATACACAAGTCTTAAAGTGATCGCTCTTGCATAATGATTTACAAAAAAGTAAAAGACAATGAACATTTAGTAAAAAATACTAAATCTAATTTTATAATCAATACTAATAAATCGGAGTATGATGAGTACATTACTCGTCGTAATCTTAAAAAAAATGATAAAAATAAAGTTGAAAATCTTGAGAGAGATATATCAACTCTTAGAAATGAAATAAGTGAAATCAAAGACATGTTAAGGAGTCTGGTAAATGGCAACTAAAAAAATTACTTTTGATCCAGAGGCAGGAGTTGCATATCCATGTGACTTGATAATGAATGTTGGTGCTGATTTTAGTGCGACTTTTAATGTTGTAGATACATCAAATACTGGATTTAATTTTTCTACAACTAACTCTGTTGGTGTTGGTACGACAACTGGTTGGACAGGATCATCTCAGATGACAAAAAGCACAGCGATCGGATCAACCGCTTTTCCAGTGGCTACATTTAGTGTGGGTATTGACACAACTCCATCAACTGGATATGGTTTGACCATATCATTGGGATCAACAGATACTAGAAGTGTGAAGGCAGGAAGATATGTATATGATATTTTAGTTGGATCTGGTGCGACAGTTTATCGAATTGTAGATGGAAATATACAAGTACGCGGTGGTGTATCTTCTGCACCCTAAATATTGACAGAGGTATAGTATAAATGGCTCAACCATCAAGTAGATCAACATTAATAGATTATTGCAAAAGGCAACTGGGTGCTCCACTGCTTGAGATTAACATTGCAGATGAGCAGACTGAAGATTTATTAGATGATGCAATACAATACTTTCAAGAGAGACATTTTAATGGTGTTATACAAACTTTTTTAAAGTATAAAGTAAGACAAGTAGATATTGACAGATCTAGAGGAAAGGGTGCAGAAAATCAAATAGGAATTGTAACAACCACAACGAGTGCCACAGTTGCGGGGATATCAACAACTTTCAGTTTTGAAGAGGATAGTAATTATCTTGTAATGCCAGATTCAGTAATTGGTGTCAATAAATTATTTCATTTTGATGGTGCTAACACAGTAACTAATAATATGTTTAGTGTTAAGTATCAATTATTTTTAAATGATGTTGCCTTTAATCTAGGATATGCTGGTATCTTAAATTATGCAATGACGAAGAGATATCTAGAAGATATAAATTTTGCGTTAACAACAGAAAAACAAATCAGATTTAATCAAAGACAAGATCGTTTATATATGGACATGGATTTTGCATCAATGACTGTGGATGATTATCTAGTTATTGATTGTTTTAGAATAATTGATCCAAATGATCATACAGGAGTATATAACGATTATTTTTTAAAAAGGTATTTAACAGCTTTAATGAAAAGGCAATGGGGTCAAAATTTGATTAAGTTTCAAGGTGTTAAATTACCCGGCGGTGTGGAGTTAAATGGTAGACAGATATACGATGACGGACAGAGGGAGTTAGACATAATTAGAGAGCAAATGTCAAATACTTACGAGTTACCTCCTCTCGATTTCATAGGATAGTGATATGGTTCTCAATCCCTTTTTTCAACAAGGATCAACTAGCGAGCAGAACCTAGTTCAATCTCTCATAAATGAACAACTCCAAATTTATGGAGTGAATGTTCATTATATGCCAAGAAAGTATGCGAGTAGTAATACAATAATCAAAGAGGTTATCGAATCAAAGTTTGATGATGCGTATCCTATTGAGGCTTACGTTGAATCTTTTGACGGGTATGGAGAAAATCCAACTCTTTTATCAAAGTTCGGTATTCAGGCAACAAACGAACTCACACTGACTATATCAAGAGATAGATTTGAAACTTACATTTCACCTCTCATGAAAAATGAGGCAGATGTAAGATTATCAACTCGACCAAAAGAGGGTGATTTAATCTACTTTCCACTAGGTGATCGTTTATTTGAAATCAAATATGTTGAGCATGAGCAACCATTCTATCAACTAAAGAAAAATTACGTTTATACACTTCGTTGTGAACTCTTCCAGTATGAGGATGAGGTCATTGATACTGGAGTTGATGAGATTGATGATACTCTCGCAGCAACTGAGGGTGTAGATGGTGAAGATTTCATCATAGGTGGAACACAAGTTCTTACGTTAGTTGGAACTGCGTCAAGTGCAACTGCAGTTACTGGTATTCTCACAAGTGGTATTCAATTCGTTGATATGACGAATCGTGGACGTAATTACACTTTTGCTCCAAGGGTTGCCATATCATCTGCTCCAACTGGAGGGACAACTGGTATTGCGACTGCCGTTCTGAGAGGTGGAATTGTTGTGTGCACTGGTGCTGCAGATATTAACAATTCAAGAGCGAGTGTTGTTCAAAGAATAGATCTAGTTGATCCCGGAATTGGATATACGACAGGCCCTGATATACAAATATTTGGTGACGGTGTAGGAGCTGCTGCAACTGCTCATGTCACATCAGGATCTATTGGTATCGTTACCGTAACTGGTGGTGGTTCAGGATACACAACAAGTCCAGCAATTACATTTTCAGGAAGTCCTACAGTTTCTGCTGCTGCCACTGCAATTGTTAGTGCTGCTGGAACAATTAGTGCTATCCATATTATGAACGCTGGATCTGGATATTCATCGACACCAACCATACAAATTGCTCCACCTGCGGCCAGTGATGCGTCAGGAAACTTCCAGTTTAATGAAATAATAACTGGAGGAACAAGCGGAGCAACTGCAAGGGTAAGAGATTGGAACAGTGTAACAAGTGAACTTAAGATATCAAATGTAGAAGGTGTATTCATACAGAAAGAAACTGTAACGGGAGGATCATCAGGTGCAGTTCATACAATAAGACTTATAGATCTTACCAATTTTGATGATGGATTTGGTGATAATGATAATTTTGAAACTGAGGCAGATGCGATATTAGACTTCTCAGAGGGTAATCCCTTTGGACAACCATAAATAACTGGGTATAGGTGCAAAGATGTTTGAGTATTTTTACAACGAAATATTTAGAAAGACAATTATCTCTTTTGGTACGTTGTTTAATGATCTCTCAATTAAGCATACGGATTCGGATGGAAATAAGTCAGTAACAAAAGTCCCACTTGCATATGGGCCAATCGGAAAGTTTTTAGCAAGATTAGAACAGTCACCAAATTTAAATAAGTCAGTTGCAATGACATTACCAAGAATGTCATTTGAGTTTACTGGTTTAACATATGATTCCTCAAGGAAAGTAACAACAACACAACAGATAACAGTTAAAGATCCAAACTCTGATACTACGACTAAAAAGGTATTCATGCCTGTGCCATATAATATGGCGTTTGATTTAAATATTATGTGTAAGTTAAATGATGATGCTCTACAGATAGTTGAACAAATATTACCATTTTTTCAACCATCATACAATTTAACTGTTAATTTAGTATCAGAAATAGGAGAAAAAAGAGATATACCAATCGTATTAGAAAATGTTTCTTTTCAAGATGAATATGAGGGAGATTTTACATCAAGAAGAGTCCTATATTATACTTTGAGATTTACAGCGAAAACATATCTATTTGGCCCTGTTTCTACTGCAACTGCAGATATCGTAAAATCTGTCTCCGTTCGTTATCTCGCTGGTGGTGCAAAGAGCACACAGAGAGATGTTACATACTCTATAAAACCAAGAGCAATCAAAGATTACACAGGTGATGTTGTCACTAATCTTACAGAGGATATTAATGCGACACAGAAGACATTCACAGTTGATGACACCACAAATATTAAAGATGAATTCTATATTGTTATAGATAATGAAGAGATGTTAGTTAAATCAATTTCATCATCCACCAGTAAAATTACTGT